GCACTGCGAAGTCCGCCTGGTCGGACCAGTGGCCCGTCACCTTGAAACCGGACGAACTGGCGTTGTTCAGCGACGCCGAGGCGCCTCTTCGGTCGAAGCCCCTCAGGCTCATCGTCCTGTGGGGCTGCAGTTTGTATATCGCTTCAGTGGCCATGTTCTCTCAAGTCGCCTAATAGAATAGTGACACGGTCAGGTCGCTTCCGGGGAACGTGGTGCCCACGCCGGTGATATCGATCGTCACGTCGGTATTTGCAGGCACTTGCGCCGCCGCTGAGATCTGTCCTGTGGTCGCGCTGATGCTGCTGGTGCCATCGGCCATGACAAGGGTCATGAGTAGGGTGGCGCCGGCCGAGATGTTGATGGTGAGGGCCGCGCCGATCGGAGCGTTCTTCACCTCGGCGCGCACAGCCTTGAGGGTTGTGGCCCCGTTGAAAAAGGCCCTCGGCCCTTGGTCGCTGCCGATCGCAAGAGTGCCATCGATGCCAATCGCCATCGAGCCAGTGTACCCGACAGCCGGCGGCTGGCCAAGTATCAATGTATCACGGAAGGGCGAGAGGCTCTCGAGTGAGAGGTTACCATCCGCATCCGCGGTTTGCACCAGGAAGAAGAGGCCTTCCATCTCGTAGTTGCTGACATCCACGGCCAGGTCGACGTCCGCGCCCGTATAGGTGAATGGCGTGACGCTCGGCGAGAACTGACTGTTGGTAAACGGCTGCGATGGTTGCTGGAAGAGCCAGGTAGGCTCAACCACAATGTAGCGGCTGGTCGAGTCAGGCGTGGCGGACGGCCAGGCGCCATCGATGTAGAGTCGCATGTTCGTGTTGCTGGCGATCTTCACGGGAACACCGCGGCCGGGGCCAGCGATGAACCATATCAGTTCGCCCTGGCACGTGTTGACGCCCAGACCCTGCTGCATCTTCTGCATGACGCCGCCCGAGCCGCTGTAGGCGCCGAAGGCCGTCGTATCCACGCCGATGCTGAAGTGCGTCGTGTCCACCACAGTGACGGTCACCAGCAGCGGGAAGCCGGTCATGCTCCCCATGCTCTGGATGTAAGCCTTGTCGCCGGTCGACAGTCCGTGGGCGGTCGCGGTCTGGATGGCGCCGGGGTTTGCGTTAGTGCAGCCGATGATCGCGACCGGCAGATACAGTACGCTGTTGTTGTTGATCCAGGCCGTGTCCTCGATGTAGTTGCCGGTGCTATCCGATCCAACAGTCGGCTTGGACCGCATCACGATCCAGTCGTTGACGGCCAGGCCGGTCGTGCCGTCCCCGCGAGGGATCGTGGTCGGGTCGGGCATGTTACCATCTAGGCCAGCGGCGAGCGTCAAGGTGTCCCCGGTATTGCTGGCGATCTTAGCGGACCACATGGGCAGGGGGGACTGACTCGGGACGGGGCTGCCGGACGACGGCGTGTTCTGGAGCCCGTACACACTGACGTCGTAGCCGGCGAACTGGTTGGTCGTCAGTGGTCCACCGGCCAGTATGGCGAGCTTGATCGTGGTCGAGGTGCAGCTAATGACGCCGGCGTCGAACACGCCGCCGTGGATCTCCACCTTGCCGCTCACGAGGAAGTGGTCGAAGATCGGGTCGGGCGCCGGGATGCCGCCGGCCTCGAAGCCGGTGATGGTGATCGAGGCGGGCGTGGTGTTGCCGTCCGCCTGGTAGCTCATGCGCCCGGGGTTGGTGCCCATGAAGACGACGTAGCCCTTCGCGGCGACGTCCCAGAACGGCACGTTGACTGAGATCGTGTTGGTGTTGGTCGAGCCGGGCACCGAAACTACAGCGATCGTGTAGGACAGGTACGACGGGTTGAAAGTCGTGGAGCTCGCTGCATCCTTCGCAGCCACACCGATGTAGTAGGCCTGACCACCAGGGATGGTGCCGCCAGTCGTGGCCGTCGTAGCTTGCTGTAGGACCATGGGAGGCTGCGGCGAGTTGGCAGCATTGTTGACTGGCAACCTGCCTTGGAAGTGGACGCGCGCGATTGAGGTGTTGTCAGCTGCAGTCGTGTACTCCTGCCACAGTTGGAAGAAGGACTCGTCGAAGTACATGCTGTCGCCGGAGGACATGCTAGGGTAGCCGGCGCACCAGCTATACGGCAGCCGGTTGTTGATGCCCTGCGGATGCCGGTAGAGCGGCGCGTTCTGCTGGCCGTAGGTGTCGAGGTACCAGCCGTCGTTGTGGTAGGTGGCCTGGATGCGGATGGTGCGAGCGTTCATGCCGGGCTGGATGGACGTGATCCGGAACAGCCAGCTGTTGATCTGCCGCTGCTGGTAGGTCAGGCCGATGATGTCGCCGACCGACAGGTGGATCCCGCGGAATGAGGTCTGGAGCTCAACCTTCATCGTCCCGCCTGTATCGCCGATGGTCGCCCCTGTGATGGCCGTCCGCGGGTTGCCGCGAATCTGCTCGGCCATCCACACAGCCAGAGCGCGCCTGGTGCGGTCAAAGTTGTTCGTCCCGTATACCTGCATGTTGCCCGTGATGACCTGGCTGTTGACGCGCAGCAGGTCTTCGGTGTCGACAATCTCCAAGGAGTCCTGGTTGTAACTGTTCTCAAAATTTTGGAAGGTCACGCTCGCGGCGTTAGGCGAGTCTGACAGGGTACGCGACAGCACCTTGAACGTTGTGTTGCCCTGTCTGTCCCGGACGATATTCGACTCGTCGAACCAGTAGGCCAGGTAACCATTGCTGGCCGTCCCGTTGGTCAGGACGGATGACACCGCCGCGTTGTAGTTACTGGCGTTCTGCCCATTGAGCTGGAACGTGGACAACTGCTGTGACGCCAGCGTTTCCTTGGGCCGCAAACTGATGAGGCCGTTCGCCATGTTTGGCAGGATTAGCGACTTGCAGTTGTTCCTCAGGCCACGCAGGACATCGGCCGCGCAGGTCCGACCGGACAGCGACAGCGACACAGCATGCTTAGAATAGGGGATAGCCGCACCGCCATTGCTTCTGTTTTGGGGCTGCGTGTTCGACGTGCCACCAGCCATCGTGGTGTAGCTGATCTGCGTCCCGAACTTCGCGGCCGCGCTGATGAAGGATGCGATGTCAATATCGGTGCCAGCGCGCAGGCCGGCCCAGAACATGGCGTCGAGCATGACCCATGCGGGGTTGTCCGTCCATACTTTCGTGTAGGTCGAGGGCGTTGTGTAGACGCGGAGCGCCGGCCCGTCCACCCACACCTGGACCTGTGGGGCATCGCTGCCCGAGGCAACCTGGTTTGGTACGCAGACGTGCAGCACGCAGAGCGACCCATACGGATCGCCGCCGACAGGACTGTCCTGCCCGGGGCTGTTGCGCCGGCCGTCGTTCACGGCCGCCCACCAGCCGCCTGCGATGTCGTGCGCGGCATTCAGTTGGTTCGGCACCTGAGACATCACACTGTCGTTGTAGGTGTGCGGGATCTCTACCCCGTTAATGACTACCGTGTAGACCCATTGATGCTGTCCGTAGCCTACCATGACTTCGTAATTTGAATAGTTTGCATCGTTGTTGCTGTTGAGGACCAAACAGTCCACCCAGGTCGTGCCATAGTTCACTGGCACCAGGTCGCCGTATTTCGCTTGGTTGGACGTGTTGAGGATCTGCTGCCACTTGCCGTCCAGATAGCCGCGGGACACTGTGTAGCCGGCGGGCATGTACTGCACGCCGCCGAACCGCCCGGTCGACCGCCCAGCCTCGTCATGGAAGATGTCGCCGTCCGGCGCCACGCTGGTGGTCGCCGCGTTGCCCATGCGGATCATGCAGTTCTGGCGGGTTTGATCGCAGGTGTTGAACTGTACCTCGACGCTCGCGCCTGCTGAGTGGGCCACGCCGATCGTGCCCTGTTGCCCTCGTACGACATTCGCTATAGTCCCGGACCAACCGACTACGTTCACCACTTCCTGCGATCCTGTGCCCGCATCGAACACGGCCCAGAATGGTGTCTGCTGCGACGTTGCGGCGGATGTGAAGTTTATCCACACGTCGGACGGTGTGCAGCCTGACACCATCGTCGTCGCCAGGTCTAGATTGCCGGCGATGTTCCCGCCGGTAGCTAGAGGAGCATAACCGCACTCCCAGCATGGCGAGTCGTCGTTGTCCGCGGCGTCCTGGCTCTGGGCCAAACTGGACGGTAACGACCAGGGGCAGGTTGGCTGGACGTGGACGCTGGGCATCTGCGCCTGGACCATATTCATCTTGCTAACGGCTGTCACCCGGGTGGACATGCTGTCCGGGCACTCAGCCTGCTGGCAGAGTCCGGTGAACTTCACCACAGAGTCAGTCGAAAAGTCGTTGTTGCCGACGTTCCAGAGCACAAAGCGACAGACCATCGTCGCGCCCTTGAACCCCATGCTCGTCTCCCAGTTATTGTAGATCGTGCCATCTGGGTCGGCGATTGTGATCGACACGGACGGGGTGAAGTCAATGCCCTGCTCGGACAAAGCCTGCGTCTCAGAAATGTCCGTGTTCATCAAGCGCGGAAGGTAGTCATTCCCACCGTAAGGAAAGCCGCCGCCGCCATCGATCGTGCCCGCCAGCATGTGACTGGCGAGGCGCAGCACGTTGCCGTTCGACATGGTGATCTCGACCAGCATCAACGGCTGGTAGGTCACGAGCTGTTCCTTCGCTGCCGCGATGTATCCGACTGCCATTTAGAATGTTCCTCCGAAGTTGGTGTCCGTGCCGGTGAAGAACTCGGCGATCGGCAGTGCTAGCGCATTTTGGTTCGGGCCCTGCCGCACGAATGTGAACTTGTCCGTGTCGAAGCGGCAGTTGGGGTGGTAGCCGAAGTTGTCGGGAGATTTACTGTAGTTGCCCGGCCCCATGCAGGGCTGGCAGGACGGCCCGAAGATCTGGATATTTCCGCTCCAGCTCAGCAGCATGCTCACCGGTCCGCCGGAGTTGACAGCCTGTGCGAAGTACACGCGCGTCCATTGCCCGTTCGCCAGTGGCCACGCTGCGCTAGATAGCCCGTTGAAGCCTATCGTAAACGTCATGCCGCCTGCGAGAGCTTTCACATAGGCCGACGCACAGAGTACGAAGCCAGTCGGAAGTCCAGCTGTAGGCACTACCACCGGAGTATAGCTTCCACCGCCTAGTTGCGATGCTCGCGATCCGCCTAGCGGATCTGCTAGCCCGCCGTTAGTCGTCACCGTCACCCCGCTGCTTTGACCCACCCAGCTCGCCTGTGAGAAATCCTCAGAGTTGTTGACCAGGTTCCCGTCTGGGTCTAGGAAGCAGAATGGCTGCAGACTACCTTGCATAGCGTCGAAGAACGTCGACAGTAGCGCGACCTCGGCGTCCGTGATCGATGTGTAGTTCACGGAGAAACTGCCGAGCGGACCAGTCGGGAAGTTATTCAAGCCGCTGCCGCGCTGGGCAAACGAGTAACCACGGCCGAATGGCATCGCCTGGTATATGTTGTTAAAGGACAGCGACGACTTGTAGGGCGATTGGGTCACGACGCCGTTTGCATTGATCTGTGGGTAGTATGTCATGTCCTCGCCTGTTTGATCTGCAGCACGAAGTTGTACCTGTTGCCGGCACCTGCAGCTGCGGTCGTGAAGTCGTCCTGGTCGAAGTAGCAGTAGTTGTAGGGCGCGCCGGGAATCTTCGCATCCGCGATGGTGAAGGTATTCGTCAGACCAGAGTCCAGGAACCGGCCCTTCTTGCTTACGAAGAACTCCCTCATGATGTTGACATCGTACGAGTTCACGCCGGTGAACACCAACTGAAAGTCAGCGTTCATCTGGCGGGCGGCCCAGCGCTGCTCTGCATCGTTGACAAACTGCACTATATCGGTGACATACTCGCGGGTGATAGTGGCCGGGTACATCGCCACGCAACCGCTCCTGAGCGCTGGAAGGTTCGACATCTATGCTCCTAGCACCGTCTGCTGGATGCGGAGGCCAAGGGCACCTCCCGCGTTCAACTCCTTGTAGATCGCCATACCGATATCGCTGGAGCGGTCCATGATCGACTGGGAGTCGAGAGCGTGTACTGTGAGATTGATCGTGCCGCCGCCGCCGCCGCTCGCCTGCCGATAACTCGGGGTCACCTGGTCAGGTGTGATGTTCGGTGTGCCGATGTAGTCGCCATTGGACACGCTGCCGGGAGTCTTAAAGTACGCGCCGGTCATCTGGTTCTGATACTCCGTGGCGTCTGTGACGTTGTAACCGCCGAAGGCCGTGGCCGTCATCTTGCCGTACTTGTTGAAGGCCATGTTGTTGCCATTTATGGATTGAACCCCGTTGACTGTCGGAGGAGCAATGAACGCGTTTTGCGCAAGTGTATTGGTCATGTCCCTCTGGCGCTCGGCCTTCGGGTCGCCGAAGAGGTCCTTCACGATGCCGCCGACCGCGGCGACAGCCGTGAGGATGCCCTTACTGATCGGCTCGGGATCGAGCATGGCTGCCGTGCCGGCGACTGAAGCTATGCCGCTTGTGATGCCCCTACCGCCACCCTGGGAGAAGCCTTTAATGGCCGACATTACCCCGCCCGCCACGCTCACTCCGAGACCAGCGATCTGCCCAGCCTCTTGGCCCCACGAGACATTCGGATCGCTCCAGCCGCCGATAATGCCGCCGCTGATCTGGCCAGTCTTGCTGTTGTACGTGCCAAGACCCTGAGTCGGCCCCTTAACGACGCCGGAACCAAAGTCTCCGACAGCGTTGGCCACGCTACTCGAACTGCCCTGCAGTTGGCCGAAAATATTCGTCTTACCGAGTGCGCTGAAACCGGCTGTAGCGGCCAATCCCCCGACAGCAATCTTTTCCGATAGCGGAGTATCGGCCCAGAGTGAAGAACCATATGGATATGCCTCGACACCAGACTTCCCCTGGCCAGGTCCAGACACGACTCGGATGCCAGGGGACTGCTTTTGCCCGACCGCTGCCGCAAGGGTTCCACCAAGCGTCAGCATAGCGAGTGCTGAGCCGATGCTCGAGCCGATAGTCTGCGTCTGCACTTGTCCGCTACCGGGAGCATTCGCCGCGGCAGGGGACTGCCCCGTTGCTCCGACT